ATTACCTATTCATAATCCTAATGCTTTTGTTCACGGAACGTTCTCTACTGCTATTGCAAGTATGAACGCATAACCACTTTATGTGTGTTTGTTTTGGAAGAGGGATTGCATTTTGCATCCCTTTTCTTTTTTTTATAATAATTTATACATAGAATTGTATAAAACAAACACGAAATAAAATGAGTAAAGCATATCCTCCATTAAAAAAAGATTTAATAGAAAAAAAGAAAATATTATATAAGGCTATAAATATTATTGAAAAATATAACAATAAGGAAAAATTAGTCTTAAAAGATTGTGATTTAATGTACAAACTTTTTGATTACGAATTATATACACAATTAACATCAATAATGTATAATGATTACAAGTAGTAATTTTATGTTTGGTTTAGTTAGAAAGTCACTTTATTAAGGGTGACTTTTTTTATTATCTTTGTTACAAAAAAATATATAAGATTATGATTTTAAAAACAATTTTAAATGTTATTGAAAGTACAATTCCAGTAGCGGGTGATGTAGTAGACCAAATACGTAGTCCGGAAGGAGGAAAAGGTACTTTTAAGATAACACCACGTTTTGTTAAGCAAATAATAAGGCTTGTTGTAGCGGGTGCAGTAATGTATATGGCTATAAAAGGTACAATTAGTTTAGAAGAGGCGCAAGATATTATAAAGCAATAGATGAACGACTGGATTAATCAATATTGGACTGAATTAATGACTATGCTAGGAATAGGGACTGCCGGAGGCGGATCAGCATTTTTAGGACATAAGCTAATAGACAAGCAACAAAACGCTCATTTAAAAAAAAATGATCAAAGACTGGATAATCTTGAAAAAGAAGTATCTCACATAAAAAGTGAAATAAAAGTAAACAGTACTAGTGATGATCAATTTAGAAAAGAAATGGGGCATAGATTAGGTTCAATTGAAAATATTAATAATAAAATTTTAGAAAACTTACTTAAATAAAATAAATATGGCACAGATGAAAGTGATATCCGATTTTTTACATGAAAATAAAAATTATAAAGTTGGAGAAATTATAGAGGTATATAATCGCAATGACCAACAACATTTAATTAGGACTGGTCAAGCCGTTATGGAAACTTTAAATTTTAAGAAAAAAGAAGAAAAACAAAAATTACAGACCAAAGAATTAAAAGTTGAAAAAGACACTAAAAGTAATGATGAAGATGATCTGTCATTAGCTAGGCAAAAATATTTTGATACTTTTGGTAAACGGGCAGATAAAAGGTGGAAAATTACTAGAATTATTGATGAAATAAATAAAAAATGATTAGTTATACAATAGCAGATGCTAGTGGTGAGGCTAGTGGTTATTCTTATTTGTCTTTAACAGAAATAAAAAATTATTTAAAAGTTGATGCAAGTACAGATGATAATTTAATAACTGATATGTATCACGCAAGTGCCTCATATATTGAACGGCAATTTAAACAAACTTTAAAAAAGAGAGATATAGTAGTACAATATGATAAAAATGATAAATACATTGATTTATTATTTTGTCCTGTTACATCTATAACTGGGATAACATTTGAGCGTAGTGATGCTAGTGGTAGTTTTGAGGCAAGTAGTGATTACTCTGTTTTTGGATTAAGTAATAATCGATCTAGAAGTACTGTTTTAACTTTTAATAAAGGTTATGATAAAGTAAATATATCTTTTAGATCAGATGGTGATACCGTACCTAATGAAATAAAATTTGCGACATTAGCTTTTATAAAAGTGATGTACGACAATAATAGAAATTTTTTTGATAAAGATACACCTACAGTTCCTCCAACAGAAACTATACAACTAATGTCCCCGTATAAACCAATAGTAATATAATGAGAGAACGCATAGATGTTAAATCAAGACAATATATTACAAGTAGCACAGGCCAAAAAAGTTTAGACACAAGTTCTGTTGTTATAACTGTATGGGCAGATATTTATCAGAGAAGACGTGATTTACAGGATTTGACAGGAACACAAAATATATTAGAGGGTGATTGGGTATTTCGTATTAGAAATCCGGAATTAGAAATTCCTATATCTAAAAGTAACTACATTTTATGGAGAAGTAAAGAATACAGTATTACAAGTATTTCAGCGCAAGAATCATATCAAAGAATGGTTGATATAAATTGTAGAGTTATTGAATAATGTCAAAAGTTACACATAATACTAATGAAGTTGTTAGAAAAGTTAACAAGCAATTATTTATGGCTCGTAAAAATGTTAATAGAAAAATATTAACATATATAAATCAAGTTGAAATAACTGCAAAAAATAATTTAATAGCTAATAATTCTATATACCAAAGTAAATTAATAAATAGTTTTAAGAGAGTTAATAAATTAAATTTAAAAAATGGCGGGTTTATACGTTTATATGTAAACCAACCTTATGCTCCTTTTGTTGAATTTGGTACAAAAGCTAAATTTCGTGCTGATTCAAAATTAGGGTCATACCCAAATAAATTTAAAGGTACAAGGGGTGAAACTGGTAATCCTAGTAAAAAAATAATTAAATATTTACAACACCGAGGTCATAATCCAAGTGAAATAGGTGGTATTATGATGGAAATATTTAAAAATGGAACAAAACCGCATCCTTATTTTTTCCCCGCAGTCTTTCAAAATAAATTATCTTTACGTAGAAATTTAAAAAATATATTTCGTAAAAAATAACAAATGGCAACTTTAACAGGAAATAAAATAAAGGATAGTTATTTAGGTTTGTTAAAATCTTTAAATAGCGGTAGTATTGGCGGTAGCTTAGTTCAAATTTCTGATGGCAACGGCAATGGTTTACCTTTATATTTATCTACAAGTGCAATAAAATTTTACAATGCATACACATTTCCTAGTAGTGATGGTACAGTTAGTGGACAAGTTTTAAGTACAGATGCTAATGGGACATTAAGTTGGGTAACAAGTTCTGATGATCAAACACTAGAAGAAGTATTAACAAGTGGAAATACAACTAGTACTGCAATATTAAGTACTGCAAATGGTAATACATTTGGTTCTACAACATTTAATGGTGTAGCTACGTTAGCAAATAATTCTGTTGTTTCGGGTACTCCACCAAGTGCAAATGATAGTTCAACTAAAATAGCAACAACTGCCTATGTAGATACACAAGTTGGTACAAGTGTTACATCTGTAGCATTAAGTGTACCAACGGGATTAACTGTTAGTGGTTCACCAATAACGACAAGTGGTACAATAACAATAGGTGGTACATTAGGTGTTGCAAATGGAGGTACGGGAGCAACAACATTAACGGGAATATTAGTAGGTAATGGCACAAGTGCTATATCGGCAGTTACTGATGGTACTGTTAGTGGACAACTACTTTCTACAAACGCAAATGGAACATATAGTTTTATTAATGCTCCAATAGGTGATGTGACTGTAAGTGGAACGCCTACTGCCAACCAAATTGCTATATGGACAGATTCTGACACTATTAAAGGAATGTCAACTTTGACTATTGACACAGATGGTGCAATTACATTATCTCAACCTAATTCCACTCCATCAACAACTAATTCGTATAATATAGGTGGAGGAAACATTGCTAATGTTACAGGATCAAGTAATTGTGGTTTTGGACAAGATAATATGCAAAGAGTTACTACAGGCGGAGATAACACTGCTTTTGGAAATGGTGTTCTTGACAAATTAACTATTGGGCAAAGTAATGTGGGTGTAGGTAAAAGTGCTTTATTTGCATTAACTGAAGGAGATGATAATATTGCTATTGGTGCAACTAGTTTAAGTACTGTTACAACAGGAAATAACAATATTGCTCTTGGTAAGGATTCGGGATTGACTTTATCAACAGGTTCATCAAATATTTTTATAGGAAAAGATTCGGGAAGGATAGCTACAGGAAGCAATAACACTTTTTTGGGTAATAGTTCGGGTTCTGCAATTTCAACAGGATCAAAAAATGTGATGATAGGATCAAATACTGATTTTGTAGATGGTTTAAATAATTACATTGTTTTATCAGATGGTGATGGTAATGTTAGAATGCATTTTGATAATAACGGACAATTTAGCCTATTTAATGAATTATTTTTTAGAGATTCAAGTGTTACGGGTAGTCCTATAATGTTGCAAATAACAAAAGCAAGTTATACTGCCACATCACCTTATAATACAAATAAATTTAATGCAATTAATAATAGTCATATTGCTTTTCAATCGGATGGTGTTGATACTCTCACTATCTCATCGACGGGTGCTGTTACTTTTAACGGAACACTTGATGTAGGAAGTTTTACTATAAGCGGATCGGGAATAATTGCTGATAGCGGAATGACATTACAAGTTAGTGGTGGTAGTGCAAATGCACTTACATTAGCTGCAACTACGGGTTTAGCAACATTTAGTTCATCTATTATATTAAATAATAATGAGGGTATATTTTGGGAAGCTACAAGCGGAGCAAATGAAGGTATTGCAAGTAACGGGTCTGATTTATTGTTTTATACTGCCGGAGTAAATCATTTTACTGTTGGTGTAGGAGGTTATTTAATACAAAATTCAAGTTCTGATTCATCGTTATATTTTCAGTTAAAAAATCAAGGAACAACTATTGGATTTTTAGGTAATGATTCTTCTTTAGCCAATGCCCCCAATTCAACAACACAAGTAGTTCTTCGCTCGGAAACAGATATGGCTTTTTGTACGAATGGAGGAAATAGAAGAATTACTATCTCATCAAGTGGCGTTGTCACTCTTCCTTCGGGAAATAATCCCGATATGGATATTTATGGTACTCTTGTGGTTAGAGGAAATAGCAGTGCATCATCAACGCATCTTTTTACAACGGCAGCAGCTAATGTCGCAAAGTATGAAATGAAAGATGCTAGTGGAAATATTAAAAATTTATTTTCCGCCGGAGGAGAAAATTATATTACTGGTGGAAATTTTGGTGTTGGAAGCGGCCCTTTAACATCACCAAATAGTGCTGATACTAGCTTATCTGTATATGCAGCACAAGATTCAAGTATTATATTAGGAGATAGCGTTGAAACTTGGGAAATACTTTGTGATGATCAATTAAGTTTTTCATACGGATCAACTCCTACAACAGTATTGACATTAAAAAGAACAACTGGTAAAGTCCAAATGTCTAGTATTAGAGATGGTGCAACCTTAAACGTTAAAGCGTGTGGAACACAAGTCTATAACGGCTTAAACGTATTTAGACAAAGCGATGAGCAAAATTGGATTTATGCATCTCACATTGGTTCAAAAGCAGTTATTGGTGAATCTTATCTCGGGTCATCAAGTTACAATCCTCTTGTGCTACAAACAAGTGAACAAGATAGGCTTGAAATATCAACTACTGGAAATATAGGCATTAATCGTACGCCACACTCAGATTATAAGTTATATATGATGGGAGATACCACAACAAGTGCAGGATATATTTTTGTAACTCTTAATAGCGATGGATTTGGGGTTCTTCACGCTCGTAATGATGGTGCGGTATATGCAGGATTAATAGCAACAGATAGCGGAACAGATTTAGTGTTAAATTCTTCAGGTTTTATTTGTAAAAAAAGCAGTTCTATAAGATATAAAAAAGATGTAGAAAACATTGATATTGGGTTGGATTTTATTCTTTCTTTAAATCCCGTAAAATATAATTTAAAATCTAATGATCAAAAACAAGTTGGTTTTATTGCAGAAGATTTTCCCGATGAAAGATTTGTAAGCTATTCTCAAGTTGATACTAAAGATGAATCAAAAGGAACACAAAAAGAAGCAGTGAATTATTCGCAATTAACCGCAGTTTTAACAAAGGCAATACAAGAACAACAAGTTATAATAAATAATTTAAAAAGTAGAATTGAAAAATTAGAAAAATGAAAAAAATAGAACCAATAGACATTTGGCAGAATGGTACAACCAAAACTGCCAATCAGTTACAAGTACAAGGTACTAGCGTAACTTTAGGACAAAGTGCATCATTTTATTGGCAACTGCTAACCGAAGAGGGGCATCAAGTATCAAGTGGCAATCTAGGAATTAGCGGTGATGAGTACAAGGCTTGGGGTGCTGATGATGATTATGTTTATGAAATTGTCGCTAAAGATTTAGGTCTAAAAATTGTAGAAGTATCTGAAGAAGCATCAGCATAAGATTATTTATCTTTGAATTTTATAAATTTAAAACAAAAACAATATGTTTGAAAACAAAACAATTACATTTAAAGAGGTAGAAGAATATCATAGAGGTTTAATGATGTTAACTACTGCGGTTGAATCTTCAGAAAAAGGAGTAGGTTTAGATTTAACTTATAAGTTAATAAAAGGATTAAAAAAGATTGAAGAGCAAATTGATTCAATTAATAAGGCTAGGACTAAATTATACGAGGTTTACGGCACTTTAGACGATAAAGGCGCACTTACACCACATAAAGGGAAAGAAGATATTTTAGAGCCTTTAAATAAGGATATAAAAGAGTTTTTAGCTAAAGAAGATGAGTTTACTTTAATAAAAGATAAAATAAAAGTAGAAGATATAAAACATCTTGTTTTAAAACCAAGTTTTTTAATAATATGGGATAAATATCTTGAAGGTTTAGAAAAATATGAATGATAGTACAAAAAATGTAAGGGCATATATTTATGGTTTATTAAACAATAATATAACGCATGATGCTAGTGCAGTTCCAGTTGTAGCTAAAGCTACAGATGAAACTACTTACCCTTATATTGTCATTCAAGCAACTGGTTTAGTTGATGATTCTATAAAAGACCGATTTAGCGGTGTATACGAAACTCAAGTACAAGTACATACAAAATTTCCTCTTAATTTTGGTGGTCAAGATCATGTAGATGAAATATCTAATTCTGTTTTAAATACAA